TCAGCCGAAGCCGGCGCGCCGATCGATGCGCTTATGGGCTTCGCGAACCGCGTGGCGCTGCTGGCGCTCGTAGAACTCGATCAGCACCGATCGCTTGATGAGGCGCTTGCCGCTGGCCATGTCCTTGAAGAAGGGCAGCTTGTCGCGGTCGGCCAGGCTGCGCAGCTGGGCGGCGGTGAACTTTCGCTCATAATGAGCGGTCAGGGCCTGCGCGGCGGCGGCGATATCGAGCAAGGGATCGTCAGCCATTTTCGGCCTCGCGTTCGAAGTCGGCCAGGAACCGCAGCCCCAACCGCTTGAGATATGCCATGCGGTCGGCGATGATCTCGGCTTCGGTGCGCCGCTTGCGCGGAATGCGCGCCTGACGGCTTTTATCGGGAGGTTGCGAAACCATGCTCAAGATCCTGGGCGGCGACTGGCCGGCGGAACAAAACGCCACGGTGAAGACGGGCCTGCGGGGGGAGATCCGGGAAATCCTGCTCTTCACCGGCTTTCTCAGACACGACACATACAAGGCGGCCGATATCGAAACGGCCGAGCTGGTGACGCAGGAAAACCAGACCTCGATCGCCGGCAAGATGGGCTGGGGCGCGGCCGGGGCGGTCGCGCTCGGGCCGGTCGGTCTGCTCGCCGGGGCCATCATGGGCGGCAACCGCAACAGCGCCGTCGTGGCCGTCAAGTTCAAGGACGGCCGCAAGGTATTGCTGCAGGGCAAGTCCAAAGAGGTCATGCCGCTGGTAGGCGCGGGGTTCCGCTAGGGCACTCACTTCGCCGTCTCCGCACTACCGGCCGGCCCAGCTTCGTCATTCGGAACTTTTTCAAGCTCAACATTAGCGCGCAGCTCTTTTTGGGGACGGAAGTTATTGCTGTCGATTGCCCAGGCGACATAGGCAACTCGCCATTGCTGTTTGGCGATGTTGATGTATTCGCCCTGCTGCGGAACGGCATAGCTCCGGAGAGCATCAACGAGACCGCCCCCGCGCTCATAAAACTCGACTCGCATTGCCGGAATGTCGCTCATTCTCCGTCCCCGTGTATGGCCGCCCGGCGCCAGGCGAGCAGCCAGGCGGCGTCCTGCCGCCGCGTCCAGCGATACCCGGTTTCCGCCCAGGGCCGGATGCGCCAGTCCAGATTGTCCATCACAAGGTCGCCGCGATCGGTGCGGACGAGCAGCACCGCGTGGCCAGTGCCCTGCCATGTCAGGGCTACCGCCATAAGCAGCGCGGCGGGCGGCCAGCCGCGGGCGATCAGCGCCTGGCGCTTGGCGAGCGCCAGATCCTCGCAATCGCCGCCGGTTTCGGGGCTCGCCACGGTCCATCTCTCGCGGGGGCGGCCGTCCGGGTCCAGGTCCCGCCGCGCGGGGATGTTGCGATTGACCCAATCGTTGACCCGGTTCAGCTCGGCCCATTTTTCGGCGTCGAGCGTCAACGGGGAGGCGGCTTCCTCCGTCTTCGGACAAAAGCCCCTGTTCCGCCCGCACAGGGCGAGCAGGCCGCGCGGCGGAATGACGGGCTCTCCCGCCGCCATGAGCGTACCGGGAGCCGGAAGGGCGCCGTCCGTCCCGATGGCCGGGGCGCAGGCGGCCAGGGCACATAGCGCGGGGACGGCAGCCAGCCGGGCCAGGCTGTGCACCCTCATGGCAGCCACCATCTGACGAGCAGGTAAATCGCCAGCGCGAAAAAGACGATCAGGCCCGGTGCGATCCACCAGCCGGGCGGCATGGACGGGCCGTTCATGACGTACCCCCGCAAATGCTTTCGGGCAGAGCCGGGCGACCATGAGCGCGGACGGGGCGGCCCGGCAGCGGGGAGATCTGCAGCTGGCGCCAGTGGCGATGCCAGTCGCGCAGATCCTCCACCGCGCGTTCGCGCGTGGGCAGCAGCGGCCAGCCGACGCCATTGCCCTGACGGTCCACCAGCTCGAACCCGTCGGGGCGTTCAACGATATGCGTGGGGAGGTCGCTCATGCGGCACGACCTCCGCTCAGCGACCAATTTTCGATGACGACACCGCGTAGGCAGGGCGACATCAAAACCTGGTGTTCCAAAGCCGGGTATATTTTCAGCGCGTCACGTATGAGGTCGACCAAAAGCGAAATTGTCTCGATGCTATCGGGATCGACAGTGCCAGGTCGTGGCTCATGGTTTTCGTCAAGCAGGCTGCTGCATGCGAGGTGGTCGTCTGCATCGCGAATGACGGCTTGCAACAGCCGGTAAATGATTTTTTCCTGCTCTGTCATGCGGCACCGCCGTTCGGCGCGGCAGCCGCTTCATCGGCCTCCGCGCCTTCCAGCATGGCTTCCGCCGCCAGCGCCACGGCATGCATGAAGAAGCCGTCTTCGAGCGTCATGTCGAAATTTCGCGCGAGCGACGGGATTTCCGGCAGGGTGACGGCGGGGCGGCGCGCGCCCTCTTCCGAGCCGGCCGCGTAGCGGGCCGGGCCGCCGCGCGGGGTGCCGGCGGGCGGATCCCGGCGCTTGTCGACGATATGCACCGGGTGCCGGGCGCCGTTGCGCTTGCTGGCCGGGTTCGAAGTGCCGTTCATGAGTAAACCTCCGTCTGTATGACGGGGGCAATCGTCCGCAAAAAATTGCGTCAACGCAATCTAAAAATTGCGTCGCGCAATTTGTAGCGCAAAATACGGGGCAAGACGAGGCCGCTTTTCTTGCAGAAAAGCTAGGAACCACGTGGTGTTTGAAGAAAAACCGGGTGTGACTCAGCGACGATGCGGGATCGGGCGGCGCCCGCCGAGGCTCGTGGTCACAACGCCTCGAATCGCGACCCTCTCCCCGTCGACGAGAAGGGGTTTCGCCTGGGCGGCGCCTGTCGAGTGTTGCATCAGGAACGGGGGTTCATAGACCCTGAGGACGGTTTCCGCGTTGCCGGTGTCGTCATCGTAGATCTGCGCGACGACAACGTCGCCGGATCGGGGTGTTTCATGGCCGTTGACCAGTACGAGATCCCCCGGAACGATGCCTTCCAGATTGACCGCGTCCGTTTCCACCCGCCAAACATCCGTGACGTTATCGCCCATTTTTCGGATCGGGTGATCGGTGGGACCGTTCCAGGGTTTCAGTTCATCTTCCCGGAACCCCGGCTCCTGCACCGGTTGCGGCACCAGCTCTTTCGGCGCCGGAATGCCGGTATAATTGACGATCCGGGCGATGATCGAAGTGGAGAGGCTGCCGCTCCAGTCTTCGTTCTTGAGCGGCCGGGTAAGGGTGGAAGGAGACACACCTATAGCCGTCGCCAGAGGAGTCGGTTTGACACCGCTCTTCTCGACCACCTCCGCGAGCCACTCGCGGGTGATTCGGCTCAGGTTACTTTGCATGGTGCGCAATCTAAAACTTTCGTGGACGCAAGATTTAGATAGCAAATGCGGGGCACTTACCGCATCTTGCGTTTGCGCACTTGACAAATTGCTACTTGGCAAACTCATATTGCCAACATGCAATATTTTGAACGCATATCCAACATTCATGATCGAGCAAAGCGCATCCGGCTGAGCGCGGACGGGCTGCTGGAAGGCACGGGAATTTATCCGTCGACCTTCTGGCGCTGGTTCAAGGGCGCAAAGGCGAGCTACGACAAAGTCACCACGGTGGAAGCCGCGCTGGTGGGTCATGAGGAGGATCTTCTGGATCATCTGATCCGCCTCCACCCGGAAAAAGCGCGGGCGGTGCTGGCCGAAATCGAGGCCCATCCGGCCGGGGAGGCTGTCGCATGAGCCTCCTGACCGTCTTCGGCATCTGTTTTCTATTCGGCGCGGTGATCGGCGCACTGGCGGCGGCGGTTTTCCTCCTCGCGGCCGTGCGGCGGCACGAAAGCGCCTTGCCCGCGCCCGCGCGCATCGAGGTTGTCGGCCTTTCTCCCGGCGACTGCGTGGTGGTGTCGCTCGATTTCGTTCCGACGCATGACCAGCGCATTGCTCTGAAGGCGATGCTGCTCGAGGACCTGCGGGCCTCATTTCCCGGCGTCGAAATCGTGGTGCTTGAGAAAGGTGCGTCCATCGATGTGCTGCGGCGCGGCGGCTGCGTCGCGGAAGGCGGTGCGGCATGAGCGAAGCGCTGCAAGTGAAGATGTTCGAAGTCGCGCTGACCAAGCCGGGACACCCGGAAGTGCTCTGCTATGACGCCAAGGGCGAACATATCTGCACCCTCTGTCTCGACAGGAACACCGGCCGCGAACTCGCCGGGCGCGTCTATCTGGGGATAGGGCTCGACGATCGCGCCGCCCACCTGGCCGTCCAGTCGCGAATGGCGCCGGGGAAAGGCGGTGCGGCATGAATTGGGCCTATGCGCGTTTCCTTCTCGGTTCGAGCGAAAAATCGCCCCACGACGCCGTCGCCGATCTCCGCAAATTTGTCGATTTCTATCTCGGCCCGGAATGGTGTGCAGACAAGCGCCGCGGGGGCGTTGAGATTGAGGGCAGGGGGCAGGTCCTGCCGTCTTTCCTGCCGCCCTGGCGGCGCATGTTCGACCGCGCCTTCGCCATCGCGGCGCTTCGTCACCAGCTCGCCGGGATCCGCGACCGCTCCGGCATGAGCGATTTCGATTTCTTTCCGTCCACCCGATCCGTTCGCGCTACCCATCGCGCGGCACTCCTGACGGGTGCGGCGGCGATCCCCGGCCCGGGCGCAGCAGGCTGGCCGGGGAGGGCGGCGGCACGGCGCTATCCGGATTTCGGCCACACCGAAGCCGGCGGCCGTGCCGCCTGCCTGTCATGCTTCGTTATGCGGGGAGGCTGCGCATGACTTATGCCGAGCAGCAGCCGGAGAGCTTCACCCATATCGGCGTCGGGATTTATACGCTCGAGCATGAGCCGATGCGGGGCGCGCTGACCGTCTTCCGGCAGGGCGCGCGCGGGCATCTGGAAAAGGTCGAGGTCATCGGCGGCGACGGGCTGGCGCTGATCGTCGCGGATTTCAACCGACTGGCGGCGGAAGGGGCGGCGGCGCAGGACGCCTATATCGCCGATATCGTGACCCGCGCGCGCCTGCATCACGCGGCGACGGGTGGGGGGCAGTCATGAGCAGGGAGCCCCTGAAAACGCCCCGGTCGAAATTCCTGATGCTGGCGCTGGCGATGGCGCATGCCAAGGGCGAGGCGGAGCCTGTCACCGTGACACGCTTTGCCGACCGTTGGGCGGCGCTTCGCGAAGACGACATATCGGGGCTCAGTGGCGGCGTTCTGAAAGCCAGCCTGCTGATTATCCGCTTCGGGCAGAGCCGCGAGCGCGTCAACAGCCTGAAACGTGAGCTGGAAGCGCTTGCCATCGCAGAGATGGATGCCGCCGAGGCGGCGCGGGAGAACGCGGAAGAAGACCCCTCCGCGGAGCCCGTGCAGCTCGACTGGTGGCGGCGAGGACAATACGGATGAGCAATCGACACGCCCCCCAGATGGACGCCTTGAGCATTTTCGCCGCCGGGACGCTGGAGCGGCACCTTGCCGATGCGATCGACGGTTGGGAGGCGGGCAATCGCGAGCTGGACCCCGGCGAAGTCGTGTTCCGGCTCCTCAATGTCGCGGCCTTCGTGATGGTGCATTCCGCCAAGCCGGAGAACATGAACCGCACGGTCGATGCGTCCGCCAAATATCTCGCTCAGTTCACGGATTATCTGATCGGCTGCGAACCGATGCGCGCCGAAGAGCTGACGCGCCGCGCGGCGGTGGCGGACAATGTGGTGGATCTGTTCGGGAAGAGGGACGCGGAATGAATCTCGAAAGCATCAAACGGATTTCTGAGGCAGCGGAAGAGCTGGACGATATCCGGCGAGCGAGAGGGCGGTTGCTCCAGGCACAGGAGAATGAAGAGGCGCTCAACCTGGCGACGCTGCCGCAGATCTGGTTCACAGCCGACAGGTATGTGATCGGCGCCATCGATGCGCAACTGGTAGCGCGACAGAAGGAAATCGTCGAGACGCTTACGGAGCTGGGTGTAGAGCTGAGCGAAGACGAGCGGTCCCTGCCGATCTTCCCACGTCTGGGCGGTCTGCCTGGGGATTGCTCATGAACAATCTCAACCTGACCCGTGACGGCCGGCAGCGGGGGCGCGCGGATTTCAACGCCCGATGCTGGGCGAGCATGGAGGAGCTGGCGTGAAAAACAAGCTGACCGACCTCAACGATCACCTTTTCGCGCAGATGGAGCGTCTTTCCGACGAAGAACTGACGCAGGAGCAGATCGAGCAGGAAGTAAAGCGGACGGAAGCCATCGTGTCGGTTTCCGACCAGATCGTCAGGAATGCCGCGCTGCATGTGAAGGTCGCAGAGCTGCAACTGGAATATGGCGCGCAAGCCGCGGTGGCGCTGCCCATGCTCAAAGGGCCGGAAAAATGAAAGGCACCTGGATCGACTACAGCGAAGATGAGCTGGCCTGGATCGAGGCCAACAAGGAACGGCTGAGGCGCGAAGCTCATGCCGAGTTCCAGAAGCTGTTCGACCGTCCGGATGTTTCCTTCACCAACTACAAGGCGCTTTGCACCCGCAAGGGCTGGAAAACCGGCCGGACCGGACGCTACGAGCCGGGGCAAGAGCCCGCGAACAAGGGCAAGAAAATGCCCTTCAATCCGAACAGCGCGCGGACGCAGTTCAAGAAAGGCCAGCTGCCCCACAACACCAAATTTCTCGGGCATGAGCGCATCTCCAAAGACGGCTATGTGGAAATCAGCGTCGCCCAGACGAACCCGCATACGGGCTTCTCCCGCCGCTACGTCCAGAAGCACCGGTATCTCTGGGAGCAAAAGAACGGACCGGTACCGGAAGGCATGGTCCTCAAATGCCTCGATGGGGACAAGTCGAATAGCGACCCCTCGAACTGGGAGCTTATCGATCGCGCGCTGCTGCCGCGCCTCAACGGACGGTTCGGGCGCGACTACGACAATGCGCCGGCGGAGCTGAAACCGCTGATCCTCGCGACGGCGAAACTCGAGCATGCCGCGCGGCAGAAGCGGAAGCGCAAGAGGGAGAAGAGCGCATGAGCGGCGGCACTAGGATCGAATGGGCCGAAGCCCGCTGGGACCCGCTGACAGGCTGCTCGCCCGTCAGCGAAGGATGCCGAAACTGCTATGCGGCGCGCGAGCCGCTGGGGCGCCTCAAGAACCATGCGACACGCAAGGGCCTTGCCCGAAAGAACGCGGCCGGCGTCGCCAAGTTTACGGGAGAAGTGCGCTTCAACGAAGCGCAGCTCACCAAGCCGCTGCACTGGCGCAAACCGCGTCGAATATTCGTCTGCCCGGCTGGGGACCCGTTTCATGAAAAAGTCACCGATGAAGAGCTGGATCGCATCTTTGCCGTCATGGCGCTTTGTCCGCAGCACATTTTCCTTGTGCTGACGAAGCGGCAGGCGCGGATGCGGGTGTATCTAAGTGAAAACGATATGCCTGCACGCGTAGCGGATCCTGGCGCGCGGTTGGTAAAGGACGGCGACGAGGCGCATGACTACTTGCGTTGGCATCAAACATGGCCGCTGCCGAATGTCTGGCTGGGCGTGTCGATCGAGGATCAGCCGACGGCGGATGAGCGCATTCCCGATCTGCTCGCCACACCCGCCGCCAAGCGCTTCGTCAGCGCGGAGCCGCTGCTGGGGCCGGTGGACCTGACGCGGCTGCAGCCTCATGACAGCGCCTATGAAATCGATGCGCTAGATCCGGAAAACAACGAGGGGTCGTTTTACGAGACGGTTTTTCTCGACTGGGTGATCGTCGGCGGGGAGAGTGCGGGAAAAGATAAACTGACCCGCAAAACACTTGCGCGGCCCATGCATCCGGATTGGGCGCGCACCTTGCGCGATCAATGCCATGCGTTCGGCGTGTCCTTCTTCTTCAAGCAATGGGGCGAGTGGGCGCCCGGCGAGGTCGTCGGCCCTCAGCATCGGCCGACCGACGCCGCTACCTATTTCGCTGGCAAATGGATGATCGAAAAGGGCGTTATTGCCGATCCGGACGATCATATCGATGACGGACCTACCGTGCTTCGCGTCGGCAAGAAAGCCGCCGGGGCGATGCTGGACGGGCGCGAGTGGCGCGAGGTGCCGTCATGAGCAAGCTGGAGGTTCACGCAAGGTCTGACCGCCAGGCACGGCTCTATGAGCGCGTTCTGCCCGGCGCGCAAATCTTCGTCTCCTTCTCGTCCGCGTTCGAGGACCGGTTGCGCGCGCGCTATGCGCAGCTGGTGATCGATCGCGAGGACGCGGCCTGGCGGCGCGGTTTCACGCTCGGCTGGATCGGCGCGATGGCCGGAACGGCGATCTTTCAATGGTTTTTTCAATGAGCGGCGGCGGCGATTTGGAGAGCTGCGAGGGCGGCACGATGAAGATGGTGCGCGCGCTGCCGGATGGCGGCGCCACCGTGATCGTGCATCACGCGGCGGTGCGGCGCTATGTCGAGCGGATGATCCGCGACGTCAAGGGGGGCACCGTCGGCCGCCGGGAGCGGTTCCGGGTGGTGCCGATCGAAAGCCCGCTGGGGGCGGAACATGCCTTGCGCGGCATCGGCGGCGCGGTGCGCTTCGATCCTGCTTTCTGGAACCGGGCGACACCCGAAACGCAGGCGGCCGTTCTCTCGTTTCTACCGGAGAGCCCGTCCATTCATCTCGGCGAACAGGCCGACTTCATCAGGACAAGGAGAGTGTTATGACAGCACGGAAAGGGCGGAAGAGCGCCGCGCTCATCCGGCGGGAAAAGCGGATCGAGGATCTGGAGAAGACCCTTAGCGCACTGGATTCGCAATATAGAGCCGTAAGTCAGAAAGCCGAGCATGCGGAGGCGCGTCATCGCGCGCTTGGCTTGGCCCAAGAACAGCTGCACGCCGATTTTCGTGTGTCTGTGGAGCGTGTGAGCAAACTCCAAAAGGACTGGGCCGTTGCCGTGCAGCAACTGCTGGCGTTCAAAGAGGATGTGGACCATGACGCCAGAGACGGGCACTGCAGCCAGTTCCTTGCCAGGCAGCTTGAAAACATTCTAGCCGGTATCGACAAGCGATCATCCGACACGGCTGCATGGAAACGCCATGAAGTCGCCCGCTGCTCCGATGATGCCGTGCAGAATTTCAAACGAACCGGCGAGCCGCCCGCGGCGGAATCCTGGGAAGCGGCCGGCAATCCTTACGCCCATGGCTGCGATCCTGACATCTCGTGGGGCGACGAATGACCCGGGCGGCGCGCGACTGGCTGTTCTGCCTGGGGCTCTTCGCGATCTTCGCGCTGGCGATCTACTACGTCCATGCCTTCATCCTCTGGGACGGGGCCTGGTGGCGGTGGATCCCGTTCTGGGCGCCCTGGGTGCGGGCTGTGTGGCTGCTCGGCATGGCGGTGCTGAGCGCCGCCGGCGCCACGGCCGCCGGCTACGCCACGGCCGCGCTGCTGCCCGGCCGCAAGCGGGGAGGGCTGTCGTGAAGGCGATCGAGACCGCATGGAAACCATCTGAGGAAGAGCTTCGGCTGCTGAAAAATGGCGGCGTGGTGACAGTGACTGTCCTCGGCGGATGGCTGCCCGTGAAGCTGGCCGTCCAGCCCGTGACGGAGCTGGCCGATATGCGGCCGGAGGGCGAGCGGCAATGAGCGATCACCGGCGTATCGGCTCGCAGCTTGCCCCCCATGTCGGGCCCATGCCGGACGGGCCGGGCGACGTGGCGCGCCTGGCGCGGCGGCTCTGGCATGAAGGGCGCGGGGCCTACATCACGGCCTATGATCTGGACGGCCTGAGCGACCGCACGCGGCGCGAGCTGATCGATCTCTGCACGGGCAAATACGGCGCGCGGAGGGAGGCCAGGCAATGACCAGGCGCGGGGGGCAGAACCGTTCATCGGCCGTCATGGCGCAGCGTGTGGAAGCGCCGGACAGCCTCGACTATTTCCCGACGCCGCCCTGGGCGGTGCGGGCCTTCTGCGTTCATGCGCTTGGCAATGAGGACCGGGTGCTCAACCCGGATGAGCGGGCGCTGAACGGCAGCGCCTGGGATCCCGGCTGCGGCGAAGGGCACATGGTCCACGGGCTGGAGGATTTCTTCTATCCGGTCTTCGGCAGCGACGTTTTCGACTATGGCAAGGGCTTTCCCGTCGGCGACTTCCTCGACGAAACGCTCGGCACGTTCTGGCTGCCGCCCGAACCGGTGGACTGGATCTTCTTCAACCCGCCATTCGTGAGGGCAAAGGAATTTCTCCTCAAGGCTTTAGCCCTCCGACCTCGATGCGGCGTCGCCATGCTGGTTCGTATGGGCTGGCTGGAAACGGAAGAACGATATCTCGAGATCTTCAACGGGCCTTTGCGCCCGGACGAAATCTGGATCAGCGCGGATCGTATACCGATGGTCAAGGCGCGCTATGACCCGGACGCCAGGTCCGCCACCGGCTATGCGTGGCTCGTCTGGCGCTGGCCCGCCGCGACCGCCGCGGAGCTTTCCGGCACGTTCCGGAATGACCGCCATTCGACCCTGACCGACTGGATCCCCTACGGCTGCAAGCCGCGCTTCTTCCATCCGAGCGATCTGCTCGTTGCGCCGCTCGAGCGCGAGGATCCGGCGGCCGCCGATCAATCCGACATGTTCCGGGAGGCGTCGCGATGACATGGCCGACTCCCGCCGCGCCCGGGTTCTATTGGGCGAAATGGGAACGCGCCGACAAGGGAACGCCGGAAGGCGACGAACAGACGCCCAGCGATCGTTGGGAGGTCGTGGAGGTGTTCGTCAACGGCCTGCGCCCGGAAGACGAGGATTATTTCCGCGTGTTCGTCGGCGGACAGGAAGCCTGTCAAAGGCTGCGCAATTTCAAATGGGGACCGGGGCCGCTGCCGGCGCCGGATGAGGAGAAAGCGGCTGTATGAGTGATGCCCCCGACATGCTGAAAGCGGCGCTGGCCTATGCGAATGCCGGATGGCCGGTGTTTCCGTGCAATCCGGACGATACGCAGCAAGGGGCGAAGCGGCCGCTTGTGACCTCGGAGACGAAGGGCGAAGGCGGCGTCAAGCTCGCGACCACCGATGAAGCGCAGATCCGCGACTGGTGGACGCGCTGGCCGGACGCGCTGATCGGCGTGCCGACGGGATCCGCGACGGGCGGCTTCGCGGTCGATCTCGATCCGCGCGATTTTCCGGCTGAGCAGATGCAGGACGCCCTTGCGCGCTGGCTGGGCGGGAGCGGCGGCATATGGACCGGCGCCGGGATCGTCCGCACACAGAGCGGCGGGCTTCATATCTGGTTCGCCATGCCGGATCTCGGTGAAGGCGAAACGCTCGGCAATCGGGCAAATCTGTTTGCCCGGGTCGAGGATGCGCCGCCGCCGATCGGGGCCCATGTCGATATCCGTGGCGAGGGCGGCTATGTGATCGTGCCGCCCAGCCGGATGCGCAGCGGCCGCGACTATAGCTGGGAGCGGCGGCTGGACCGCCTGAGATTGTCGCCGGCGCCGCGCAAGCTCATCGATGTGGTGATGCGGCGCGGGGCCTTTGCCCGCGATGCGGGAAGAGCGGCGCGGCCCGACGAAGACGCGCCCGGGGAGGGCGCGCGCCGATCCTCCGACAAGCCCGCGGGCGAGCGCTCCATCGAGGAGGCAGTAGAGGAATCCGTCCGGCGCTATTGCATGGCCGCGCTGGACAATCACACCCGCGCGGTGGCGGAGGCCGGCAGCGGCAGCCGGAACCAGACCCTCAACAATTCGACGCTCTCGCTCGCAACCCTTGTGGCGGCCGGCGGGCTCAACGAAAGCGTGGTGCGGGCGGCGATGGAGGATGCCGCGTCGCGCTGCGGCCTGACGAAGGATGACGGGCTCCATAGCGTCCGGGCGACCATCGACAGCGCGTTCCGGGCCGGGCTCGCCCAGCCCCACGATCTGAGCGAGGTGCGCGAGAATGCGCGGCAGCGGGAAGAGCGCTGGCAGAGCCGTCGTGGCCGGATGGGCGCAGCGACCTCCCCGCACCCCTCCCAGCGGAAGCAAGGGGCACCAGAAGGCGAGGAATCGGATGAAGAGGATGGCGGCGATACCGACTATGGCGGCCTCGATCTCGAAACGCTGAAAAAGTGTCGCGCGGAGCCGCAAAACGACACCGGCAACGGCAAGCGACTGCTCTTCTGGTTCGGATCGGACCTGGTGCATGTTCGCGAGGTCGGGTGGCACTTCTGGGCCGACACGCATTGGGAGATGGAAGGCGGACGGGAAGCCGCTATGCGGGCGGCCCAAATGACAGCGGCGCGCATCGAGCTGGAAGTGCTGCTGATCGAGGGCACGCCGTCGGAACTGGACGCGATCGAGGCCGCCGAAGAGGTCAAACGCGACAAAAGGAAAAAGTCGGACCGGACGGAAGAAGAGCAGGAAATCATCGACGCCGGCAGCGAAGCGCGCAAGGCGATTGCGGGGCGGAAGAACAGCCGCCGCAAATATTCCGTCGGCTCGGGCAATTCCGGCAAGATCAAAGGCATGATCGATCAGGCCGAGCCGCACCGGACATTCGCGCCGACGGCGATGGACACCGATCCGATGCTTTTCAACGTCAAGAACGGAACGCTGCATTTCCGGCGCGTGCCGACCGGCAAGAAGGATGCGAGCGATCGCGAGATCCATCGGGCCGAAATCGAGATGAAGCCCCATAACCGGAAAGACCTCATCACCAAAAAGGCGGGATGCGCCTATGACCCGGACGGCGTGGCGCATCGATGGGAAGAGTTCCTGGAGATCTTCCAGCCGGATGAAACGGTGCGGCGCTTCCTGCAGGTCTATTGCGGCTATGCGCTGACCGGCGCGGCCGACGAACAGATGCTGGTGTTCAATTACGGCCATGGCGCCAACGGCAAATCGACCTTCATGGAGGCCGTCTCCCGCGCGCTCGGCCAGTATGCGCGCACGCTGAACGCGGAGGCCGTTTCCGGCGACGGTCAGCGGCGCGGCGACCAGGCGACGCCCGAAATCGCCCAGCTGCCGGGCGCGCGCCTGGTGAACATCGCGGAGCTGCCCAAGGGCACCTACATCAAGGAAAACCTCATCAAGGCGCTGACCGGCGGCGAGCGCATGCAGGCGCGCCACCTCAACAAGGGGTTCTTCGACTTCTATCCCAGCTTCAAGGCGATGATGAGCGGCAACGACAAGCCGCAAATTCAGGGCACGGATCACGGCATTTGGCGGCGCATCAAGCTGGTGCACTGGCCGGTCTCGATCGACAGCTTGGAGAATTTTCCCCGGCGAAAGATGAGCGAGGTGCTGGCCGAGTTCGAAGCCGAAAGCGCCGGCATCCTCAACTGGATGCTGAACGGGCTCGAGATCTACCTGACCGAAGGCATGAAGGTGCCGGCGGCCGTCGAAGAGTTCACCCAGGAATATCGGGACGAGGTGGACGTGCTCGGCAATTTCATCGCGAGCTGCATCGACCGGACGGGAGATCCGGAGGATCGCGTCCAGGCGCGGCCCATGTTCGAGGTCTATCAGCGATGGGCGCATGAGAACTCGATCACGCCCTGCAAGGAAACGCGCTTCGGGCGCGACCTGCCCGAGAAGGGCTTGCGGCGCGAGTCCGACCGCGGCCGCAATTTCTACATCGGCGTAAAGCTCAAGCCCGACTGGCAGCCCCGCGACACGGACGCCGCCGGCGACGGTCGCGAGGGTCCGCCGGTGGACGCCTATGCGGCGGAGGCGGACTCCCGGCCGGATCCGACTTCGTCTTCGCCGCCCCGCACCCCCGACAGGGAGTAAGGGCGGCCAAACCCTCGCGGAGAGGGCGCGGTTGTCGAGGGTTTGAGACGGTTGCAGAGGGTTCGCTGGAAACCCTCGCAAGGGTGAAAGGGAAGACGGCGCAAGCACTTAGCGCCGGGTGTCGAAGGTTGCGAGGGTTTCGCTACGCACGTGTGCGCGTTTCGCGTGGGGTCCAAGGGGACAGGTCCGGGGCAAATCGAAAGGCCTCATACATCTAGGACAAACCCTCTAAACCTTCTCAACCCTCTAAGAGAAGAGGTTAAGTAGATGAAAGATAAGGCAAAAGGCGGCCATAGAGGGTTGAGCGGCCCGGCGAAAAACCCTCGAAACCCTCGCGGGCGGGCGCGATGCAGCGGTCCGGCGGCTGATCTCACTCGTGGTCAAGCGCGGGCGGCGTTCAATCCGGGGCACCCTCTGGAGGAATTGACTTACGAGGCTTTCCTCCTACCCGGAGAGCAGGCAAGGCAAGGCGAGCTGCGGACCGATCAGACGGGTCGAGTAGTGCCGAAGCGTGCAGCAGTGCAGGCTCAGGGAGACCCTCTTGCGATCAACACTGCCGGGCGCGAAGGCCGGAAGGCGCGAAAGGCCGTCGACAAGCGGCGGGCCGACTATCTGCGGGGCAGCGTGCTGGCCAACCTCTTCATGCGCGGCACGCTCAACAATGCGCAGTTCAAGGCCGGTGGCGAGGTGAGGCGGATCGTTCAGGAAAGCGGCGGCGGGATGAAGGCGATCGATTTCACGCGGGAGCGGGTGGACGGCTCCGGGCCCCAGGCCTTCGGATGGACGCCCATGAACGGATACAGCGAGGGGCTGGACTATGTGCGCGCGGCCATCGTGGCGAGCGGGATGGGCGTGGAGGCCGGGATCGTCGTCATCCGGATCGCCGGGCTGGATGAAACCGTATCGGCCGTGGCACAAGATTTCGAAGACAATGAGGCGTATCGCCGGCAGGGCGCGCATTCGCGGGTGACGCGCAACAAGGTGGGCCATCTGCTACAATCCGGGCTCGATGCGCTGGCCGGGCACTGGTACGGCAAGGCGAAGCGCTATCAGGGGATCAACGGCGCGCTGCAGCTCTGGCTCGACAAGGCGGCGGCGGACGCGGCCTCGAGGAAGGACGGTTGACGCGAGTGAACAATCGGACTAGCGTTTTTCCCCATAGCACGAATCACGCCCGGACGGCCCTGCGCCGCGCCGGGCGTTTCCTTTCATGGCAGTCAATCCACCATTCTATATCCCCAGGGCCAAGCGGGCGGCGGGGAAACCGACGGCGAAGCGGGAGCGGGACCGTCGGCACGATGCGCGGCGACGCGAGGCCAACCCTTGGCGCAACTTCTACAAGCGCAAGGCGTGGCAACAGGCGCGCGAAGCGCAGCTCGCCAAGCAACCGCTTTGCGAGCGGCACCTTGCCAGGGGCGAGACGGTCGCGGCAACGGTGGTAAACCACCGCATTCCCCATCGCGGGGACTGGCAGCTCTTCATCGACCCGGCGAACCATGAAAGCGCCTGCAAGCACTGCCATGACAGCATCATCCAGCAGATCGAGCGGCTGGGCTATTCGACAGAGGTGAATGAGCGAGGCGAGTACATCGACCCGATGCACCCCTCCAACCGTGGCCGGTAGGCCACCTACCCCTAGCGGCAGGCCGGGCCGGACCCCCAAGGGGTGGGGGTGGGTCAAAAGGTCAGGCCCCCAGCCCAGGGACCGGCGTGGGGAGGCTTCTGTGTAGGGCCGCGAAATCCTGAAACTTTTTTTGTTCGTCGCAAAACGGCAGTCGCGGGAAAGCGCTCCGGATGCGGAATATTTTTTTGGAGAGGCCCATGGGCCGACCGCCGAAACCAGATGCCGTGAAGAAGGCGCAGGGCAATCCCGGCAAGCGGAAAATCGCTTCGGATGCAAAGTCCGAGGCCGTGCAGGACGAATACCAGCCCGTCATCGAGCGCGTATCCGATGTGATCGAGCCGCCCGAGTGGCTCAAGCAGGAAGATGCGCGCAAGGTCTGGTATTCGATCGCGCCGGAGCTGCAGGCGCTCCGCTTTCTCACGACGGTGGACGGGAACGCCCTGGGGCGCTACTGCGCCACCTTCTCCCGCTGGCTCAAGGCGTGGCGCGTCCTGGAAACGCTGGATGAGGAATATTACGAGACCGAGTCGAAGCACGGCACCATGAAGCGACTGCACCCGGCCTTCGCGGCCGAGGCGCGTCTGTCGAAACAGCTGATCGACCTGGAAACGCAGTTCGGTCTGACGCCCGCCAGCCGGCAACAGCTGAAACAGCGTATGGCGAGCCAGCTTCCGCTTCCTCTCAAGCCGACCAGACGGGACGAGGAAAAGGGAGGCGCTGCAGGCGAGGGCACCGAACAACCGGCATCCACCGCGGGCGGCAAGCGGAGTCCGGTCGATTATTTTCACTAGGCCGTGAATGGCTGCCCAGGCAGCGAAGGTCCGGAAGGTGCGAAAAAGCCGCGCCCGGCCAGACTGGGTCAAGGAGGCCCGCAAGGACAAGACGCTTTTCTGGGTCGAAAAGGAATGGAAGCGCGCCGCCGCCCATCCGGGGACCTGGTACGACGAGAAGGCGGCGGAGCAGGCGGTAGAATTTTTTCCGCTCTACATCGTCCATACCGAAGCGGAATGGGCGGGGCGGCCGTTCCGGCTTTCGAAATGGCAGGCCGCCATCGTTCGAATGCTCTTCGGGTGGAAGAGGGAGGACGGGACCCGGCTCTTCCGGCGTCTTCTGCTCTGGATCCCCCGCAAGAACGGCAAGACGGAATTTTGCGCCGGGCTGGCACTGCTGATCCTGCTGGTCGACGGGGAGTATGGCGGGCAGGTCTATTCG